CTTCTGTTACCAATAACCGCAGCAAAAGCCTCCAACGGCCTGATAGGACTACCAGAAGCCTTCGGCACAAGTTCAGGAGCAATACGACCACCCTTGATTAGTGCAGGTATTGGCGTACCTATAGGGTTCATCATATTCATAGGATCGCCAACACCACGAACAATAGCGTTCAGTATATCTTTACTATTATCTGATTCTGGCTCGGGTGGTAAGTCCTTACTAAACGGACTCACCTCTGAATCAGAACGTCTACCGGGGTACTTATAAGCAGGCATATCATACTTAGAAGGAGGCGCAGCTTTCCCAAGTACCTGCTCGATAAGGTTCTTAAAAAATCCAGTTGCGTCTTGTTCTGGTGTTTGTAAAAGAGCCATGGTTTCTCCTTACCGGAAGTATCTGCCAAGGTCTTCGGCATAACGACCAATAATAGATCGCACTTGATCGTCAGCTTGTCCCGGCGTGTCGTACATCTGGTCGATGTAGTGACGCATATGTACGTTACGCGGACCTTGCTCACGAAGTACTGTCTTTATTTCTTCTGGTATACCAACAGCCATCGACGCATCTCTCGGCTTTCCAAACTTACTCAAGACTGTAGCCAGTTGTTCATCGGTGATATTAGGAGGTATCTCCATGTAACTGGGCTGTTGTACACGCGGATTTGCTCGGAACACTCGCGTTAACCCTGTGTCGCTCAACATTTCTGTTGTGTCGTACACTCGATCATTCTTGATCGGGTTTTCATAAAACAAGTCGTTTACGTAGCTGTTACCATCTAATGAGTTTGGAGACCTATAATCCAACAATCTGTCCAAACCCTCACGGTGGGTATTCGTACCTGCTGTCCCAACCGTCTTCCCCTTTGGCGTGAAAAATCCATGTATTGTCCCTTCACCATACGGATCGCCAAGAACACGTGCAAGTTCACTCTCATCAAAGCGCCCTGGATAAGGGATGTTACCGATATGTGGAGTCTTCCATATTTCTTGGGTGACTCCTGTACGATCTACATGTCGGGTACCAAATGGGTGTTGTGTTAAACGTGCTTCAGCCCATGACGGTTTACCCTCGCGTATCTTCGCAGTAATTTCTTCGATTAACCGTCTGTCGTTTGCAAACTTGTTTGTAGACCCTACCATCGGAAGTGGTATTACCTGGCCTTCCTTTGTGTAAGCGGGCTCCATAACATCAACGCCTGTCTTTAACAACGCCTTTATCATATTAGATACGGAGTTGTTTCCCTGCTCAGGACTGTACGATAGACGCTGAACGAGGGAGTCAATAACCTCCATCTTTCTACGTTCTCGTTCTTCTGGTGTACTCGCTGATGGCAACAGGTCCATAACTATCCCTTCATTTCGTAGTGGTTACCGTCGTCATCACCCGGGTCCACAACGTCGTTACCATTCCAGTCACCGCCCCATCTATTATCAGGATGTAAAGTTTCCCAATAATCACCAAACTTCTTATGTGCCTGTGAATCCGACAGGAACTCTCCATCTTTGAACAGGTTAATATCCGCAGCAAGTTTTTTACAATGCTGGCTGTCTTTAATGCCCATACCTTTCTTAGCATACAGGATAGCCATTTCAGGTGTCCGCCATACTTCTCCAATAGTGCACTTGTATCCCGACAGTTGGATGTACGTTACCAACTTTGCAAAATTACCCGCGAACACTTGTTGTTTCTGTGATAGGCTCATTCATGACACCCGTTGCACGGAGACAACCCGTTCCTTCTGTGGTGTAGTATAGCGTTTCTTTCTGCTGCTTCTGCGGTGTCCTTATTATGACGGTTCAAATCTACATGTATTTGCGAGATACTCGCTTTAATCAATGGTAGGTCTTGTTTCACATCTACAAGTTGTAACGCAACCCACCCTACTAACGCAAGAATAATACTGGGAAGTATCGCTTGTAAAGCAGCTTGTAACCAAAACGGTTTTCTCACATAGTTTGTAGGATTGTGCACCTGGTGTCCTTTCGTAATATTACTGGAATTGTACGCTCAGCGTATAACCCTGCATCGACCCGGTATTGTTTTTCCTTCACCCACGCCTTTCCGCCTTTGACTTTTGCCTCTGATGCACTAAGAGCCGCTGAGTTTCCTATTCCTACCGAACACCCCACTGTAGTATCGTAGGCGATTACATTGTTGGAAGATAGTCCGATAGACACTGGTGACAACCCCAATGAAAATATATCTCCAACAACAGTGTTATCCAACCCTACATTACCATACGGATATGAAGGTACAGTAACTCGTAGTACAGTACTGTACTCGTATCCTGTTTTAACTCGCTTAATAACCTTTCTACTTGTATCAGCTAATAACTTGCCTGTGTCTATACCAAGTATTTCTCTTGGTATGTGCAAGTTGTTCCAAGTAAATCCAGTTATGATTCTTTTGTTGTATCTAACCGGCCCAATGAAGGCAACCCTTCGCAAAAGTGATGACAGTCTGCCCAAGGTTTGTCTGAACATTTCAGGTCGCAGACGCTTCCAAAAGCACATAGTCCCCGATTCATACCCGGTCTCCTTGCCGAGGTTACCAGCAAGATGATAACTGTCGTATACACACAAAGATGTTAGACCCATAACCCAGTCATCACCATTAAACCAACCTTCGATATACGTATTCTCTGGCATATCATAATCACTAATAAGTTGTGATACAGTTAAATTGTACTGTGGGTTTATTGCCAAATTACTACCGAAGGTGGACGCTCCGATAACAGCATATCCTGCATTTCGGTACTCATCGGCACGTGGTCCGTACCGATAATCATCGAAGACGAGAACCGTGTCGGGTTCAACCACAGGCACGTGAACGGTGCGTACAAACCCATCACCGACCCCTTTCAGTTCGCAATAAAAGTTGACACTGTTTCCCTCAGCCTCGCAACGCTGAGCCATCGCAAGAGACATACCCACTTTCGAGAAGAATGAGAACTTCATTAGAACCCCGCCGGGTTTAGATATGGTTTCTGCATTATCTGATTCAATACAACATCGTTTGGTATTCCAGATACTGCACGTTCTGCTGGTGTCTTCTTTAACGTTTCAATATACCGCTTAACATCATCGGGTGTTATAGGCCGACCCCACTTCTTCATGAAGTCTTGCGCCGGTCCAATATCGTTTTTCAACACCAACATTTCCAACGCCTCTTTTTTAGCAAACGCATATTCAGAACCCACTCGGTGCCATTGTTCTGCAAGCAGTCGTTTATTCTGGTACTCTTCTGGTCCTACTCCAAATAACCGTAACAGTTCTCCTATAGGTGAAGTTTCATGAACAAATCGACCTCTTGAATCAGTAGAAAACCCACGCTCAATATTTTCGTTTACACTACTAGCCTTCTTCATATACCTGTATTGTGGTATTGCCACCGACATAAACGCATCCATAACTTTATTTTGTGCAGAGTGTTTACTCTCTGGGTTCTCTCCTACTACAGCGTTGTAACCATCTATCAACTGTTTGTAAAAAGGAAGTGAAAACGGCATAGCCCCTTTACCCCAAATGTTACTAACATCAAGTCCCATCTGTCCAATAGCGTATGGTGCAGAAAACATGAATCCTGTAAGTGCAAGGAACCGCATCAACTTACCCTTATCTATTACGTCAAACGCACCAGCTGGCCCCATAGTTTTCATAGAAGCAAAGTATCCATTTACTGCAGATCCAATCTCACGTTGCATGAACTCGGCCTGTCGTAGCGGGTATGATACAAACAGGGTTGACAAACGGTACAACGGGTTACTAGCAAATGGAGGTTGCTGTGCGACATCATATCCAAACTGTGTTTTCATAACATTCAGTAGTGAATGATACTGTTGCTCTGTCAACGAGAGTGGCTGCTTAATTCCCACCACTTTTCCCATCGACAGTCGAAGTGCATCTTTTGAACCCATTCCAAGTGTAGCAGCTTCTTCCATTCCTGACCACCATGCAATACCACGGTTTATATTTTCTGTTATGTGCATAGGGTACAGAACAATATGGTTTACTTTATCCGAAAACTCCAATGCCTTTTTCATCATTGTTTTATTACTTGCTGGTATACCTTCTGTAAAGTCAATGAAATCATCAACGACGCCCTGCAACTTAGGGGCTCGTTTTCTATTGAATACATACGACTTGAAAGCGGGTCCAACGTACTTTCCGTTTAACGCCATGTTATTTATAATCTGTGTCATATTCTGTATTGCGCTATCAGGCCCCAACAATCCACGATACATAGCACTACGATACATAGTAATAGCATCATTAAGGAAGTTAGCGTCAACAATAGAAGTTCCCAAAGTTTCATTCATGTTATCGGTAACGTTCCGAAGCATAGTAGAAAAACTGTCCGGCCTACCTGTGATAACGCGGGCCATATATCTTTCCAGATAGTTACGTTCACTTCCTGATGCACCAGCACCAGGTAAGGTGTTAATCACTTGAGGAATTGACAGCGACTTTCCTTGAAGATTAAAAATAGGGTCTTCCAACAATGGACGAAAGTGTACATCATGCACCATTTTTGTAGCGTACTTATTGAATACTTCAGCAATATCTTCTTTATATGGTACTTGTACACCTTTCAACCGAGGTATTAAATATGGATTAAATAGTTCTGTCGGCACCAATTTTCTTACGTATGAAGGAAGTTGGTCCATTGTTTTTGAAACATCTTCCCAGTCAAACAAGCGACTCTTAATAAACCCTTGATCTTCACGCGGTATTGTACGCCAAATTTCTTGACCAGGTTTCGGAACGTATTGCGGCTTCAAAGCAATCTCTCTTAACCTATTATACTCATTCTCCGTGAGTTTCTTTCGTAGTGCTTCAGGCGCGCTTTTGTAATTGTTCAAAGCAATATCTTTATGAAACGCTCCCCACATCGCATCCATGTCAGTTATATGGGTGGCGTACTCTTGGTATGGTTTTAACTTCATACTCTGTGCAAGATTGTTCATCCACTTTCGATATACGCTAACTGCTTCTTGAGCATTAAGAGACAGCTCCTTAAAAGGTACACGACCTTCTACAGCACGAAACGCAGCTGTCTTTTCAGCGGTTGTCAACTTAGCAAATATAGGAGTTACTTCCTCAGCAATCTGACTCAGATCATTAGTTACGTTCATGTACGCCCCATGAACCAACCGAGAAATTCCCGATACTAATGGTGAACTGTGAAACTGTGGGAACCGTACTTGATCCAATAACATAGTACGTGTTTTACCTTCAAGGGCTGCAAATGCAGAATTGTTCATAGCCCACTGGGTAATCTCTCCCGGTGTCTTCCCGAATGCAAATCCAAGAAACCGTTGATCGTCAAATGAGAGTTTACCAAGCCCGTTAACTCGATATTGGGACCACAAGCGAGTAGCATCACGCTCTACCCGTGTCCACTTATTATAATACAATACGTCTTTCTCACCTTCACCAACATCAAGTATTTTATACTGAAGATTCTTTTTCTGCAAATCAGCTATTACTCGATTAAGGTCGCCTGAATTGTTTATTGCCTTTACCACGTTTACACGCTCACGACCTGCTAAGTCACGGATAGGTTCTGTAACTGTGTGACCCATAGTTACAGGAGGTTTATTAAAGATCGACTTTGTCGCTGCAATCGCTTGGTAGTCAACTTTATCGAGAGGAATACGATTTGCAATCTTATCGAACGTACCAAGAGATACCGTAAGAGGTAAAGGGAGTTCCTTTTGTAAGCCAAGGAAGACTTGAAGATCACGCGAGTTAGAAAATTTTTCAACTCGTCCTCCCATGCCTACGGCGGTAATACCGTCGGGTTGTTCATAAATTGTAAACCCTTTACGCTCTGCAGTTCGGGTCATAACTTCGTCGATTGGATCACCAAACAGTTTGAACTGCCCTGATTGATCACCGGACAAGTTACTGAACAATTCATTCCGCAAGTGCTTTTGTGCACTGTTCAAATCCTTAAAACTATTACTCTTTCCAGACAACAAGTTACGTACTTCGAAAGGTGATGGTCCCTCAGTTAATGGACCACGTGTTTTAACGATATGGTCGAAAGCGTCTTCTATTGTTTTGAACCCCATGTTAGAAGGACCGGTGTTTAACATGTCATACATGTTTACACGGTTACCTTTAGCATCGGGCTTTTTAGAATAGTCGATGTATAATCCTTTCGACTTGGCTTCCTCTTGTAACCACGCGAGAGTTTTACCCGGGTTCTTGTGTATTGCAACTTCAACACTACCAGGAGCTGCTTGTGCCTTCAACGTTTGTGTAGACAGCATTGGAAGTTGTAACTGCTGCATTCCCTCAGGTAACAATGATCCAGTACCTTGCGGGTATGAAAATGATGCCCCTGCACCAGGCGGCATTTTAACACCCGCTTTTTCAATCAAAGCTTGTACCGGTTTATACGCCGGATCAATACTTCCTTTAGGTAATAGATCAGGCAAATTTTCCTGAACAGCTGCATTCGGCAACTTTCCTAATTTATAACGAGCCAGTCCGTAGTCCAATCCACCACCAGTTACCGCACCAAGAAGTGCATTAGCAATACGTTCGGGAGTTGATTCATCTTTACCATACGCACCACCAAGGATTCCTCCGGTAACTGCACCTCTTGCAGCGGCGTGACCCGCCTTCCCCAATGATAAAGCCCTTGCAAGTGCAGCAGGTGCTCCTAATCCTTCGGTGAGCAACCCAACACCTGCAGCCGGGATAACTCCACCGAGGAAAGAACCTATGTACTGCGGGATTGTATCTGGCGCAGTACCAGCCCATCCCAATGTTGCTCCGTGAAGAACGGAACCTGGGAATGTGGGTATACGGGGTTGCTGTCCACCTTGGGACATCAACATCTGCATACGCATCTGCTCAAGGTCAAAATCTGTGGGCTGCATTACGGGGTATAACCTCCACCAAGAGTGTCAGGACCACTACCCAACGTGTCAATAAATGAAGACGATTTTGTAGTTGTCTTCGGGCCCCAATATTTATTAAACAGTTGGCGATGAAGGCCATCAATACGTGCAAGTGCTTCACTAGCCATCGCTTGGAGTTGTCCAGAAAGTGCCGGTGGACCACCCATACTGTTACCGATAGTAGATGAAGAAGACAACGCAAACTTTACCTGGTTTCGTAATGAGTCAAGTTCATTGATAATAGTTTTTGCTTGATCAGCACTTTTTACTGCACCAGCCATACTCTCCAATGCAGGAAGTCGTGTAGAAATTGCAGGATTCGTGGTAAAGTTCTGCAACGCCGCTCCTGCTCCAGACGCTTGACGAGTCTGTGCATGTTCAGCGGCAGAAGCACCTTGCCCTATACGGGCTATCCTTTCCTGTATGCCACCTTGAAGATTGGTAAGTGCTGCTTGCAAAGGATACTGGTTAGCTGCCACAGTACTTTGCTCGTTAATCTTTCGTGCTGTTTCTGGACCCATACCATAAAGAGTTTGACCAGCCTTTTCGGCATTACCACGAATATCAGGAGGCCCATAATCTTGTCCTTGACTGAATAACTGTTGCGCAAGTTCAGGCTGCTGTTGTACAAATGCTCTCCCACCCGTAGGGCCACCGTACGCACCTACAAGATCACCAAACTGTCGTTGTGGGGCAGCTTGCTTTTCTTGTTCAATTTTCAACTTTAACGCTTCCAACTGGGGTCCAAATGACTGGTTTCCCTGGTCGAGTGCTTGCTGTCGCAAAGCGTTTTGCGATTGTGATTCCGCTAATCGCATAGCTAATTCTCTACCTTGTAATTCAGTATTCGCTTTTTGAGCAGCAATAGCTGCTTTCTTTTGTTCCCAGTCAACACCATTTAGAGCTGTTACAAACTCATTCCATCCCATGACAACCTCCTAATTAAAGAGTTCAGTTCCAATATTGAAAAGATTGCCAAAGGAACTAAGTAGACTTCCACCACTAGTCGATGTACCAGTTGTATCACCAGAGGTAGTTCCACTTGTAGTAGTTGTTCCAGTCGCACTACCTTCTCCAAGCATTTCTGCAAGTGTACTGGAACTTCCAGTAGTATTAGTTGACGTTGATCCAGTTTGGCTGTAGTCACTCGTTCCCGTTGTAGAATTGAGTAAACTCCCTAAAGTGCTACTAGTCATTCCACCTGTGGTAGAACCAGATGTAGCTGATGATGTTTGACCAGTTGTATCTGTTGTTCCAGTTTGCCAACCTGTTGTATCCGTAAGCCCGGTGTTCCAACCAGAAGTATCTGTCGTCCCTGTATTCCAACCAGAAGTATCAGTCGTTCCTGTGTTCCAACCGGAAGTATCTGTGGAACTAAGATTCTGTCCAGTAGAACTAGTCATAATCGGAGTTGCTCCAGAAGACGCAATAAGTTGACCACTTGACAACATACCTTGTAACGCTTGCGCCTTCTGTGCAGCAGCAGCTGCATCCAGTTCCTTCATTACTTGAACTGATAAATCTTGAGCACCCTTAGTAGATTGCTGTGCCCACGGAGTACTACCGTACATACCATATTTTTGTCCCATTGTATCGTAAGTGGGGCGTAACGAGTTTTGGTAAATCTGGTTTGCATAGTCCATTGAACTCTGTCGCTGGCGTTGAATAGAAGGGTCTGAGTAAGGATCATTGTATGTTGCCGCGAGTTGCGGCATTAACTGCATAGCAAAATCACGTACCTGTTGAGTAGTAGAATCTATCGGGCCAAGTTCATATCCATACTGCTGTGAACTAGTTCCCGAAGTTGTACCAGTTGACCCAGTAGTTCCTGTAGTACTAGCTGTAGAACCAGTTGCCCCTGTAGTTGTTCCAGTTGACCCAGAGGCACCGGAAGTAGCCGCTGTAGAACCGGACTGAATATTACTAAGAGCACTCTGTATCATATCTGATAAAGTACTGGACTGTGTTTGATCCCAAGTGGTACCAGTAGTATCAGATGTACTTGTACCAGAAGTATCTGATGTGGTAGTACCCGACCCCGAGAGTAAAGATATTGCTTCAGCTAACTGCGATGAAGTAGTATCTTGAGTCTGTGTTTGAGACTGAGTTTGTGACTGATCCTGTGTCGTAGTACCAGTGGTAGATCCACTACTTGTACCTTCAGTTGAAGTATTGGATGTACCGTCCCCTCCAATAATAGAAGTTATTGGACTAGTAATTGTATCTACAATATCACTTAACCATCCCATTGAGTATCTCCCTTCCTTAAATTATAGACCGCATGGGCGATAGCGGTTGGATACTTGGAGTAGAACTGTTATTGCTTTGCATAGATTGCAGTAGTGCTCTAAGTTGAGACCAGTCCATACCACTACTTTGTTTATTACTAGTACTATTACCTGCCTGTTTTGATAAGAGTGAACCCAATTTCGACATCATACCTGAACTACCTGTAGTACCATCAGTTACCCAATCACCCATACCAGTACCAGCCAATTCCTCTAATTCTAAGCCAGAAAGACCACTGGATAAACCACTTGAACTTGATATATCAGCAGTAGTATCACCCAATCCACTAAACAGTGATCCCATGTCAAGACCACCAAGACTACTAGCCGCTGACGATCCACTCCCTCCTCCAAGTGCACCCATAAGAGAGCCACCACCATAAGCAACTGATCCCATAGCAGTTAACTGTTTAGCAAGTTGAGCTAACCCATCTCCCCAGTTAGTAAATTGAAAGCTACCTTCATTTTGTTTAGTATTGCCAAGATTTTTCCAATCACCAAATAAAAACTTACCTAACTGTGCATTAAAGTCGGGCATATATTACCTCCTGAAAACCAAAGTCAAAACCAAAGGCGTCTATAAAGAAAAACATAGGGTCTACACCGTGCCTCTTGCGACGAACCACGGAGTCAACGTATGAACGGAAAAGTTATCCATATCCTCAATCCTGAAAGTGAACCACCTACCCACAATCGTTGTGTAGATATGGCCTGAGGAATCAGGGGTGTACGGGCCAGACCACGTTATATCATGGTCACCACCATTGGATACACCTACATATACATGTGGTGTACCGGAGTCGGTTCCTACATCAATTTGGGTCAACTCTGTGTTAATCGTAGTTATCTGGAAAAGGACAAGACCCGGACACACCATCGCAGTTTCTACAGTAGATGTATACGTGCTACCGTGTCGTGTCAACACGGCCGGGTCTTGTTTATACAACTTCGACATCATATCGGAAAGAACGAGTCGGAATGTATCAGTCTCCGTACCCATCCTTATAAGGCATATTGAATATGCGTCGAACCCTGTTTGGTAAGACCACGATTGATCTTTTAACGAGTACATAAACGCTCGCGTAAAATGCCAATCGTCACCCGACGATGGCAAGAAAATCCACAACTGATTGGCGTAAGTATCATGAATAAGCTGTGCATATTCAGCATTATCGTTAGGGTAATATTGGGATAATACAGGCTCAATTTCAGGTCCAAATGGAACTAATGAAGCCCCATCAAATGAGCGAAGCCCGTTGTTCGTTAGTACGATATGTGTGCTACCAACAGCAGCCACTCCATTCCTTGCGTATGAGCCAATACCCGACATAGAAGAACGAGTGGCAAAGTACCACGGTGCGGCCACGTATTCAAGTAGATGAACAGAGTCCATCTTGTAGATTGCAATCGTATCACGTGTAAGAGTGGCAATAGATTGAATGCCACCACTACCTTCATATACAAAGGCGGAACCAGATGTTGCACTGGTAAAGTCTTCTGGACTGCCAACTGCAGACCACGACACTTTTTTCAACCCGATACTTCCGTCTACATCAGCAGCATCAGCCGCACAGATTAGGTGTGCTCCGAAGGTCATTACCAACTGTGGACGAAGTGAAGTCGCGCTCAACGCTGATGCGTGAGTGGACAAGTTTCCAGTCCATTTTTGCATAGCGTCAACGCCATTAGTGAATATAAACCAATCCCCGTATGAACACGATGACCAACGGTCGGAACCTGAATAGTTACCACCATCACCAACTTCACGTGTTAAGTCAGCCCACACAGCATTTATTGGGTCATATACATAAAAGTTATTGGTAGACAACGCACATAAGTAATGCGTACCGTCATTCGTGATATGCTCTGCAAGATGCCGTATCTTCGACGGTGTAGCCAGGTCTACTAACTCCGACCAACCGCCACTACGTATAACGCAACCGTCATGTACTTCTGCGTTTGTACACACAGAAATTTCACGATGGTCCAATGAACGCCGTGGTAGGCGAGGATTGTATCTAAGGAACGGAGACATTGGAAGTGATAACATGTATACCTCTACGATATGTAGTGTTTAATAACGTTTGTTTTCCATTTAATAGTGTAACTGTTTGCATTAGCCATGGCAACTTGCAGGTTTGTTCCACTAGTAACAACTTGTGGATTTCCCGCACCAGTTATTCCACCTGCGTACTGCATGTCTGCCGACCAAGTCTGTGTAAGTGTGCCGCTAATATTATGACCAACAGCAATTCCTGCAAACGATATACTTTTTCCTACTTGACCTGATCCAACTGTGCATATACCAACTATTCTGACATCATACAAAAATGACTCACCAGAGGTAGTAGCTTGATCCCATAACGTTAATGTTGTTCCACTACCAGAAGATTCAGTTTGTGATTCTTCACCTGTCATGTCATTCCATATAGAGTTGTACCACGCATACAAATGTATCTTTCCATCAGTGGTAAAGTTAGTAGTATTATTAAGCGGGTATCGTTTTGTTGCTCCTGTTCCTGTAAAGGACTTTCCAATAGCTGCAAGGTATGTACCATTTGAGGCGATTAATGGACCGCCGAATGTTTGTGTATTACCATATGCTTCAATATTACCACCAGTTATTTTTAATCCTGTACCAGCAGAAGTATTATTATCGCTTGGTGCTGCATACGACTGTTGGAACGTACCAGACTCTGTGTTTGTGGCACTAAGATGATTGGCTGTTAGTTTGTCTGCTGAAATCGTTCCATCAACGATTAGGTCTGCATCAACTGCTTCTTTAACTTGCACATCTTGTATCTCCCAATATCCCGCAGTTCCACCATAATTAAGTAGTATACTGATAGTACCTTTTTTACACCCTGATTGAAAGTCGGCTGTTTCCCAAACGTATGAATAGTAAACCCAGTTTGTGTGTGGTGATATAGAAGAAGGTTTATAAGGGCTCCTTCCGCTATTTGTCGTACACGGTGTACCATCGTATTGGTACTGTCTTATACAACCGTATAACGTTCCATTAGCTGCTGCTGAAGCTCTGGCCCAAAAGGATAACCGATAAGTTTTTGTTGTGTCTATAACAAAGTATTCTCTGGTTTCTATGTTATTATAATAACCTGTTTCATTACGTGCTACTATACTACCCGAAGCACCACTTGCAGATGCTAAAAATGATCCACCGGAACCAGTCTCATAACCCCATACCCACGCAGTTGAATCAGCAAACCCAGGGTCGAGGTTTAGAGCACCAGCACTCTTAATTGTTATTTGGTTGGAATAAATTGTGCCCGCGTAAAACACAGTTGAACTTAACGTGCCAGAATAAATTCTATCTGCTAACATCGTTCCAGTTGTAATTGCATTAGCGCTGATAGTTCCTGCGCTTATGTAACAAGCACCTAACGTACCACCATAAATACGGTCAGCTTGCATTGTACCAGCAGTTATGCGGGCTGCACTCATTGTACCTGTTGTGATGATATTTGCGTTCAAAGTACCCACTTCTATTAAGCAAGCACCTAACGTGCCACCGTAAATTCGATTAGCAAGCATGGTGCCAGCAGAAACGATATTTGCACTTAACGTCCCTGTTGTAATAATGTTTGCATTAATAGTTCCCGACGTAATGTAACAAGCACCTAATGTACCACCATATACGTAATTTGCTAACATAGAGCCAGCTACAATTTGTGTCGCAGACAAAGTGCCTGTATTTATAACTCCGCTATTAAGTGTTCCTGATGTTATAAGGTTAGCAGCTAATGTACCTGCATATATAACATCGGCCCCTAATGTACCTGCGGTAATTAGGTTGGCATTCATCGTTCCAGTATTCAGCACACCTGAATTTAATGTACCTGCTGTGATATGGTCTGCCGCTACCGTACCGGCGTAAATCACACTACCACCAAGAGTTCCTACAACAATTTGATTTGCATTTAATGAACCTGCGTAAACTACACTACCACCCAAAGTACCAACAGTTATTTGATTCGCGTTGAGTGAACCTATATAAGATACAGTTGCGCCAAGTGTTCCTGTGGTAACTTGATTTGCGTTTAACGAACCGACATAAAGAACGCTGCCACCCAAGGTACCAACAGTTATCTGTCCTGCGCTTGCAATAGCGGCACTAAGTGTACCAGCCGTAATTTGATTAGCGCTCAAAGTACCTGAATAGATAATACTTGAGTTCAACGTTCCTGCGTATACTTGGTTAGCATTTAACGAACCAACATACGCATACGAAGCATCAATCTGAGCTGCGGTAATTGTATTAGCTGCGATGTTTCCCGCGGTGATAGTACTTCCTGCGATATTACCGCCAGTTATAGTAGCAGCGGCAATTTCTACGGACGTTATAGTACCAGCCGCTATCTTTGCGGCAGTAATAGTACCACCTTTAATTTCATTACCTGTAATAGTATATGCTTGTATCTTATCTGATGTAATTGTACTACTTACAATTTTTTCACCTGTGATAGAACCCGCTTGCAATTTTGGAGTACTGATAGCACCATCACTTATTTGTGTCTCTGTAATTAAACCTGTCAACTTTGCCGCTTCAATATCAGCAATTTGGCTGCTTGTAAGTTGACCTGTAATTTTGGATGCAGCAACACCTTCCATTGTTGCGTCAAGTACTTTTACACCAAGCCATGTTAAATCAATTAGCTGTATCCACTCCGTACCATTCCACATATACGACTGATTATCTGTAGTATTGTAAAGAGTTTTTCCTGTGAAATTGTCTGTAGTTGGTAACGTGGAAACATTTTCCAAGACGTTACTGTACCGCTGCACTTCGGACGCAAACTTATCCAATGCCGCCCGTAATGAAGCAGGAGTATTAACAGGCCATATTACACGCTGAATTGACACGCTACACACTCCTCACCGTGTATCGTTTCCAATAATCACTTGGCAACGGGGTTCCCATGTTAAACGGTTTTATAACACCCTGCGACGGAAACTTCTTGTCATCTTCTTCCATCGCTTTATACATCAACTCTTTTTTCTTCATCCAATACGAAGCGGCATCATATTCACGTAGCCGAGCAAATCCCATTTCCAAACCACCGTATACCAATACTGCATGAAATGATTCTGGAATGATGGGTACTAAACTACCAGACAACGTTGTTGGACGAATTGAGTACCACATCCTCAATACATATGAAGTTGAGTCAGCACGTGGGTACGTGTTAATTTCGTCGTAATGTACACCACTCGGGTTGATACCGTGGCGAACCGTGAACACTTCAGGAACATTAGAAGTGTCTGTTTCTACCATCGGAAAGCGTTTATCAAAGTCTTCCACGCCAATATACGGGATAGACTCTGCGTTAGTTCCATCAACTACCACAAGTGATTTTACATCACCATAATCACTTGGGAGTTCATAACGATATTGGTCAATAACAGTATTTGCTTCTGTAGTAGCTGTCATCCAAGACCATGCTTTTCGTCCTAACAGCTCTTTATATACATCGTTGACCCATCCCACAATCGAAGAAGTGAGATCGGAACGGTTAAGATCAGATACAATGCGAGCTTCAATTTCTGCGTATGTCATGTAATCTCACCTCTTTTATTCCAAGATTCACCAACACTACTTCTACTTGTCCACGTTTTAGAAGCGGCACTTCGGTTCGACCAAGAAGAACTTACCCCACTATCGTTTAACCATTCATCGGAAAACGGAGTGTGTTGGCGTAACCACTGTTCAGCGGCAAGCGTTCCCACGTGAACTCGTTCATGGTATACATCGTGAGACATAGACATTATTTTATACAACGCACCGATGTATAACGAGTCGTGGGCTTTTTCAACTGTGCATCCCCACGTTTTTGACTGTTGTAATCCACTAATCCATGTACGATAGCCCGATACCAAAGCGGACCATGTACCAATCTGATTTACATCACTATTCCAGAGATAACTTGAACCTATTATAGAACTACGCCAAGTATCAAGTTGCATCAACGCACCGAGAATAACAGCTTCTCGTAGAACCAAAGAGTTCCACGTTTCTGTATCCTGCGTACCACCTTGTATAACACGTTCAATAGTTCTGTTACCTTGTAACGTAGCTGTTTGTGACAGTAAAGATCGAAGTAGCACTTCTATCGTTCTACTGTGCGACCATGTATTACTTACACTTAGCCCACTTTGGTACACTGATTCTTTAGTAATGCTGGATGACAAAAATCCTGTCTGTGCTAATACACTATTCCATGTCCAGTCAAGTGTGTTTCCCGGTTGGAACAGCAAATCAGAATCATATGTAGCAACCTGTGATATAGACCCGTTGTTTACTTTTTCAATAATACGACCTGATTGTAAACTTGCTGTCTGTGCAAGTTGTGCTTGGTAAACAAAGTTTAACGCTAAAAGAACATCTGATGACCATGATTGTACCCCGTTGATAGAACCGAGATACAATTTTTCAATACTAGTGTTGGAACCGTACGTTTTAGTTTGTGAGAGTAAACCAAACAGTTTTTCAATAGTACGACCTGATTGCCACGTAACAGTTTCTGAAAGGTTACCTACCTGTACTTTCTCAATAGTACGGCCCGATTGTAATGCAATACTTTCCGAAAGGTTACCTACTTTTAAGTACTCTGAAGTACGATCTGATTGATACGTTCCAGTTTGTGTAAGTACTCCTTGGTGAGTAAAAACAAGAGTTGTTATAGGTTGACTATCCCATGTTTCCGTTTGACGAAGTGTACCAATCAGTTTTACCCACGAATCCGCGGCAGAATACCAAGATGCTGTTTGTGCAATATTACCGGACAAGTACATCCCCTGTAGTCCAGTTTGCCGGTGCGGAAAGGGACGCAGAAGTAGTCCCTGTTGCTACAGAGGTATCACCAGCAGCATTTGGACAGGCTATCGCCACAGTACTACCTCGTTGCCCCACCAAATAGATTAGTGCGAGTTACATAGCCAATAACGTATGGTGTAGTTTCAGAATACACAGTATACGTTACTGTCAATTTCGGGTCGTTACTAGTACCAGTTTGGTCAGCAGAGTACGGCGTGAGACTTGAATTTGTTCCACTACTCCAAGGTGTAGGTGCTGTATTTGATACATCATGATTACCTCTAATAGAAAACTTTGTAATACCAGCTTTTGAAATATTAGAGATTCCTGATGTATTTAGAGTAAGACTGTTATACCCCGACAAAGAAAACCCGCTGTAAGTTATTGCGGTATCACTTAAATCAGTACTTCCATGGTTTGATATATCATGGTCACTATTAGAAATTGTTGTATTTGATCCAGTAGAAACAGAATAAGCGTTAATTGTTGGAGTACAACCGATAGCATCATTTTTAGCATATCCATACAGAGATAACGTAGCCGCAGAAATAGTATCTTCCATAGCTATAATAGAAGTATCAAAAAAAGCGTAGCCACGACGAAGCCGTTGGTATTGGTTAGTCGTTGTAGAACAATCCATACGAACCCAAGAATGTGTAGGCTCTCCGGAAAATCCCGAGTTGTTTCCGGTACTAGATCGAAGTGTAGACCATGTTTCATCAACAGTCATTCGATCCGTATAACCATCACAAGATGTTGTACCACTGTCTGGGTCGGGGTATGCTATTAGACTTCCTGGTGTAGTATACGTTATAGTGAGTTTCGGATCATTGGAGGTGCCGGTCTGGTCAGACATATAAGCCGACATTACAACTCTAAGGGACGCCTCCCAAGTGGGAGTTCCGCTGATGTCGTAGTTTTGTCTTGTAACAAATTTACTCGTACCGGTTTTGCTTATATTTCCCCTACCGGTGGTGTTGAATGTCCAATCATTGTATTCTACAGTAGAAAAAGATGAGTAAGAAATCCCGGCGTCGCATTGTTCCGTATCTGCAACATTCGCATAATCTCCCGCCGCTAAAGTATTATTTGACGTAACAGTAGAAACGTATATGTTTACCGTTGGATTAAGGTCTACGGTAAACGTATCTTGTTTTGATGATCCGTACAAGGAAAGAACTGCCCCTGATATAACTGCTGCAGACGTTAATGCGCTCGTATCAAAAAAAACATGTACCCTGTCATTTTCCAACCAGTTCCCTGAACCGCTGTCTGTCTCCATATAACAAATATCGTGTACCGCTCCATTCGATACGTTCGTACCCGCCGCTGCTTTAAGCGTTGCCCATGACACGCCGCTTCCGGCTGACAACATATGATAGGTATTCCCATCTACGGAGTTCGTACCGGGATTTCCCGTATCAGGATATTGGGTTAGTGTGTATAACCCAAACGACAGCTCCGGAACCCAGCGATCCGCGAACGCCCAGTCCCAAACATGACATATCCACCAGAGAGGTCGAAACGAATAATACAATCTTTTTGCGTACTTTTCATGAGTTCGGAACTCAGCAGTAATGCGTTCACCATCTCTCCACCAAATACCATTCGTAGATATTTTAACAATATAGCGCTGACCGACACCAGACCCTTTTCCATGAATACGAAAAGCAAATCGCATTATCCATCTCATAACTGGAGCGTTTAATGACCATACTAATGTCTCTTGGTGGCGAACAAAAAACTTGGGAGAAAAAGCATTATACGGCTTTGTATATCCTAATAGAAGCCAAAAAGGATAGAACACGTAGTATAACCGCTTTGAAAACTTAGCATGTGTACGAAACTCTGCTTTATATTTATAACCTTCCCGCCAAATAATTGCATCAGGTAGAATACCCCATATTTTACCAGAACTAACAGACGAACCTTCCCCATGAATCCGTAGAACATAACGGAACCATAAACGAACTACAGGGGTATTTAACAACCAAAGTAACTTTCCCTGATGCTTGAGGAAGAACGCTCGGTCAAACATATTACACAGTAATCAACTTCACAACGACGCTGATCTTGTCACCGTTCGCCGTAATCACCTGAGCAGGAGAGAAGTTCTCAGCACCAACAAGCGTACCGGTAAGTCCAGTTCCGGTGCTGATCGCATACCCGTAGATCGTGCCCACTGAAGCGGAATAGGTGAACGTGAAAGTTCCACCAGTAGTCAACTGAGTAGCGGTGTATGTACCAGCGCTATTAGAACCACTCCATGATGCAGCAGCAAGAGGAACAGAAGTACCGGGAGTTACACTTGTTTCCCCTTTTGTGAAAGACCCAACAACTGCACCAGCTCCAACAGTTTGGTTGTTTGTAAAAAGGTTGAGGTACAATGCCTGTGCAGCCAACGCACCTTTACCAAGAAACGCTCGACTTTCATCAGGTACAATAGCCATTTTTTAGTTCCTCCGTCCAACCATAGTTAGTATTGCTTCCTTGTGCTCAGAATCGCGTAACGCACCTTCATTGAAGTTCGCACATACCATTTTGAAACCTGCTCTCAGCATCATCAAGGAGAGCGATGATGTTGTAAAGTAGTGCTGATGCTCGTTCGGCTTGTAATGCTTCCAACCGTTCAACGTGCTCAGTGCTGTTGCATTTGGTGTCGCTATGAAGACGTACTTCGACTTTAGATTCTGCAAAAAAAGATCGGGACGGTATAAGTGCTCTATCACATCCCACAGAACTACTCCATCCCAGTGTTCAAAGTAGAGTTCTGAATCACTACATCCCGCATAGTAGTTGACATCATACCCCTCAACGTGATACGAATCTGGAGCCGATTTAACAAAGTTGCCGACTCCACATCCCCAATCAAGTATTCGAGCCGGGGGTAAAATATACGTCTGAACAAGCGACCAACGCTCCTGAGTTATTTGACGACCAAGGTCCGACTCCGCCCGTCGTTGATACTCTCTCAGGTAATTTTGGTCGTATATCTGTTCTGACAGCTGGTTCCGAAACTGCCAGTGAGTGCAAATCGGGCAGCGAGCCAAAAGCCCGTCCTTCAAGAACTTCAAACTTTTCCCGCATCCCACGCATGTCATAAGCGAATTTCACCCCCTCAAGCACTCTGGAAATATCAAAGTGAGTATTACACGCTTGCGTTGAACCGAAAGAACTGTCCAACACATTACATATTTTACTGTGGTAGATCGCACGATGACACGGTGAACACGGCGCAAGAGATTGTAAAGAGAAGTCATTCTTGTGGTACGCTGTTGCCTGTTGGTAACCCGACGCTGTGCATAACATCGACTTCGGAGTTCCAAACAATCCCGCACCCACAAGCAAAGAAGTCTCCGGCCCCACAACGTAATCCGCAATTTTGCATATACTCAGCGACTGAAGATACGGATACTGATGAGCAGCCCATATTACTTTATCCTTTCCCTTCAATGAAAATTGAAAAGACGCTTCCTCTTTCCATCCAAGTTGAACAAGTAACAGTTCAGGATAAAGTTCTTCCAATCGTTGAGCTATGAAACGCAGTACATCTGTGGGACACTTTTGACCTGTAGAACCTGCGATAGGCATAGCAACGATAAATCTGTCACGGTACTTGTGCTTGAAGTACCGCATCCATTCCGCTGTATCGTTGTCAAACCACATCGTTCCACAGGTTCTATCTGCTACCGAATCTACACCGCTGTACGCACGATTCCAATGTTCATCATAGAAGTTCTTATTTCCAAAAGCTTCCCTACGCTTTTCACGTTCCCAATGCCACGCTTCTTGGTGCTCTTCTGGAATGCAAGAGTATTCCAAACAGCGCCAAAAGTTAATGGATCGGTCCCAATCAAGTTCATGTTGTAACATGATCCAACGTTGTTCCGCCAGTTTATCCCACTCACTTGACGGAAGAGTCTCCAATTTCGCGTAACTGATACGATCAAACGATGGATGGTGGCGCAACAGTTCGTACCCACGCGAAGTGGTTTCAAGATGAAGATAGCCGTAGTCTTCCTTAAGGCGCTCAAGTACTGGGAGAGCGTACATCATATCTCCGTAAGTACCCCAGCGTATTGCAAGACATCTACCCATTATGACCTCCGAAAGTCAAAGTCAAAAGCGAAAGGCGTCTATAAAGAAAAACGATGGATGGTGGGTCATCAAGCACCCACCATCCAACGGGTGTTACACCAGCCCCATCAGGACTCCATAGCCCACGCCAAGGGTTCCCTTGACGGAGACCATGCTGTGCCCGATGTTCGTGGCAGAAGCGGTCGCACCGGTGATGGTGCCATCAGCCGTGACGTACCGCAACTCGGCTCCGGCCGCACCCGCACTGTTCGTGTTGAGGGTCACTTCTCCACCGACGAGCATCCAGAAGTAATCCCCGCTTGAACGAGAGCCCCCGGTGTAGTTGATCCCAACACCAGAGAGTGCAGCGCTGCTGGCGAGAAGAACGGTTCCCTGCGCCGACCACATACATGCGCACTTGTCGGCAATCGTTCCGCCAGCCTTTACGTACTTGTAAACGAGGTTGCCTTCGTAACGAAGCGTCCCCAACGGATGCTGCTGTGTGGTAGTAACATCCGTTACTTTCTGTCCAAACGTGGTCTGAAGCGGCATAACTGTCAACCCTCCTTAGGGTGAATTAGAGGCTGTCCAGGCAATATTTCCTGAACAGCCCCCGACCTGTAGGTTGTATTACACGACGGGCAACGACGCCCCGGCAGGAGTCGCAAGCAGCCCCTGCATTCTGCGGTTGGAGCAGATCAGGTTGCCCTGCAACACGATCTGCGCAACACGGTCCAACTGGTTCGGAATCGGCTTCCAATCCGTCATGTAGAAGTCCGCGTTCGTGTCGTACACGAACTCCAGATACCGCTCGTTGAGCAGGAACACCTTGGCGTCAGGAGCACTCGGGCTCCACGTGAGCGCAGCTCCCTTGTACTTCAACGCCTCAAACCCAACGTCACCCATCTTGGTTTCGTACACACGAAGGATGGGCTGCAGAACGTAGTTCTCGTACCACTCGTAGAACGCCTGGTACCCGATGATAAGCGTGGGGTGGTCGTTACCCACACTGGCGTTGTTGTAGAGGTTGGACAGCCCGTTCTTGATCTCGACGATGGTATCACCAGCGGTGGAAGTGCAATCCTTGTACTTGTTCTGCCACCACGTGTTGGTGTTCGCGTCCACGCCGCCCAGGGTATCTCCGGAGAAGGTCGCTTTCAGGATGCCAGTAAGCCCCATAAAGTCCTTCCCGCTGTTGCCCGTACCATCACTCCATGACATCGACTCCAGTTTGTCGATCATCGACAGCTCGGCGGTCTTCAGCTTCGCCTGAAGCAGATTCATGATCTGGTTCTTGCCCTGGTTCTGCTGATCGTCCACGTAGTATCGAATCACGTTGGCAATCAGGAACTTCCAATCATACTTCGCGGTGGTGATGAGTTCGTCGTCCGTGATGTCTACAGCTCCACCACGTCCGATGGTATTAACGGTGGTGTTCTTCCCGTAGAGCAGCGGCACTCCGATCCACCGTCCACCCGTTTCACCACGTTTGCGACCCTTGCTGTTCAGCCAGTACCACAGCGGAGTCGCGTTGAAGATGTTGTCAGCCGCCTTCGTCTTCATCAACTGCCAGGTGGTGCTGTACAGCTGGTCTAATTTCTCACTCATGCTTTCCGGTGTCGCAGCCATTACTATCTCCTATTACAAACCAGATTTTTGAAAAGCCTTTTCAAACGCTGCATCGAACGAAGTTGCAGGACCTTCCTTGTGAGAAGCCGGTGCCCCTGTCGGCGCTTCTCCAGACGGTTTACGTACCGGCGGCTTACCAACAGGTGCCGGTTTGGGGGAACGTTGAACCTTCGCAAGATGATACACTTGCTTAGCGTTCAAACCAGGGTTCGCATTGGACAGCTTAATCATGTCCTGCTTGTAGTCCCAGTAATCAGGAAACTCTGTAGCCGCTTCCGCGATCTGGTTCTGCACCTTCTCAGAAACCATGGACTTTACAACAGGGGTAAACAACTGCTCACGTACAGTATCCACGGTCAAGTCTCGTACAAACGCCGCGAACTCAGTACGAGTCATGTTGTTCAGACGATCTTGGAACGCTTGCTTTTCCTCCGCTGAATACTGCTTTGGAGTCGGTGGGGTTGGCGCTACCGCCCGAGATTTGGCAGCGAGAAACTCTGCATACTCAGGTGATACAACCAACTGTTCGTAACGGGCCAACCGTTCCTTGAGCACCGACAACTCTTCGTTGCCAGTAACAGGAGGGGTTGACGACTCTGCAACTTCAGTAGCGGGTGTTTCCGTTGCTACTGTTTCTGCCGCCACGGATTCTGTGGTGGTAACTTCTGGTGTAGCGGTAGTCGTTGTTTCGTTAGGCATTGTTCTTCTCCTTGTGTTACGAGCCCAAAGGACTCGCGAGATTACGCTGCGTTAACTCCCTTTTGTAACTGCGCCAAGAATCAATGTAGACGGGCTTGTGGTCCAAATGCGGGTGCCAGAACGGACGAAACACATGTGCCTTCCCACCAATCAAAACATGATTCATCAACGCTCCACACTTCCTGCATTGAACACTCATCATGTTTGGAGGCACGTCACACAACTCCTCTTGGCGATTACCACATACGCATTCAAAATCATGTAGTCGATACATTACATGGGCCTCTTTATAATCGGACCTTGTGGAGTTCTTTGTGGCATACCCTGTTGTGGCATTGGCGGCCTTTGAACAACACCTTGTGGCATCTGTTGTGGAGGCGGACCCTGTTGCATCGGTCGTTGCTGCGGTGGCTTCTGCTGTTGCGGATTCACCGGCGGTCGTTGTAACACACCTTGGGGTGGACCCTCGGGAGGTTTCCCACCATTACCCTTAACCAACTGTTGTGGATTACTCTGTTGTGGTGTCCCTGCCACCTGTGTTTTGGCTTGCGCCATCGCCATTTCCATCTGCATCTTTTGCTGCATCTCTTGCTGCATTTCTTGCTGCGTCTTCAACAAGTCTTCCGCACGTACTGATTCAAACTTGTCAATCGTGTTTTTACGAAGTACATCTTGACGAATAAACGGGTCATTCTTGAAAGCTTGGAACAGGGCAAGAGCTTCCACCTTCTCCTGTTCCTTGTTCAACGGTAACGTAGAATCTGGAATAACTTCTACGTCATAGTCACCCCGTATCGACGCTCCATCGAAAGGTTTCCACTCTGCATTTTGCGCAGGTTGACCAGGGGCTACTGCTGCCCCACCAACCGATGTTACTTCTACAAACCTATCTGTGGACCAGTTTTGAAACAGCAACGGGTGTATCTTCTTGGAAAACATGTCAGCCAATACATCAGCCAGAATGTCACGGAGTTCATCGTCACGTATCTGATTATGCCCACGCACCGTTTTAATTTCTTCTGCGGTACGCCGTGACTGTTCAAACTCTCCACCTTGGTTCCTGTTGTAACCGATGATTACTTTCAAGTCAGCGAAAATATCTTCCGCGTTCTTGAAGATGTCCCGACTCATTTGACTGGTAAATGCGTGAACAGCTTTCGTCGGGTCACCATTTACCAATACAATGTTTCCTATAGTACCCGCCTCAATCTTAGCAATCTCCTCAGGCGGCAGCATACTCTTATCAATCAACATTTTCAAGTTGGATATTTTACGATGCCATGCTTCTTGAGTTCGTGTTTCAGTATATTCTAAGACCTGTGGCGCAATCGCATCAACGTGCGATACACCCCAAAAGTCATCACCATCAGGGTTAAACTGCACAATTTCTACAGGTAATCCAGTAATTTCTAAACCGTGCTCTTCATCACGCAAGAACTTACTAGCACCGTCAGAAACTACACGTATACGTTCGTCGCGCTTATCCCAAATTTCCCACGCTTCTACATAGTCATCCATCATCGGACCAGAAACTTGGTTGTGCCATTCCGATGGAGAGTCTATGCCAGAACCTTCTTCAAACCGTAAAGAAGCGTTCGCCTTCATTTCATCCTTGTTCTTGTACACCGGCGACATCTTCATTTCATCAAGACGCTTTACAAATCGGAAAGCGCACCAAGGCGCTTCCTCAATATTCTTTGTACCTACAGGAACAACGAAGTCACGCGGAGATATACGCAACGCCCACGGCATGTTGGGCTTGATAAGATCGTGGTAGGAATACTGGATATACTTGTCGTATTCTTTGTCCGTCATGGCCTCAGGGGGTGAGGGCGTCTCCCCAGTAATTTCTGCGAGAGCCCTCAACACCTCCTGAGTTTCTGCCGGGGGTCCTACTTCGAACTCCGAGAACACAGAGTGGTAGCCTATTTTGATGACACCGACGTTGTACAATAGGCTATCAAGCGTGGCCAATTTCAGCGTCTTTTTAAGGCCCATTTGTTTAATGAGGTACTTATCCGCTGCTTGAAGAGTTTTCGACGCCATCATCCGTCGGGGATACTCTTGAGGATTCCCGGGTCGCGGCCTCACTAATACGGTCGGTGCCTTAAAGTATATTTGCGGAATCATCGTTCTACATATACCAAAGACAATATTGACCGGAATAAGGCCCGCATCATATTGACCTTTGAAGTATTTGTAGTTACGCTGCCAGCGCTGTTCTCGCTCGTTTGCTGAGCGATAGCGGAGACCCAACTTGATGTCGGATAACCACTCACTCGGAGTTCGTTTTTCCACTTACTTCACTCCCCCAGTAGACTTGCCGGTGTACGTTCCGTCTTTGTTCTCACTGGCCTTGGGCGACTCGATCGGTCCGAATCCACCACTCATCTTTCCGTCCGCCATGCTACTCACCCCCTCCAAACATTTTTTTCTTCATGGACGCCATGCGCCCAGCTTTCACCGGCCTTGCAGCTTCAAGTCCTTCGGAGAGACCGGAAGTGTTACCACCTGTGATAATTCCTGGCTTACCCTTCCCCATTTCAGGAAGTTTCTTACCACCTTTCAACTTGGGCGGCCCTTTCATTTCTTACCCCCTTTTCCCTTCGGCTTCTTGCACCCCACGAGTTATCACCTCCTTTTGCAGAAAGTCAAAATCAACAGCGAAAAGCAACGGCGTCTATAAGAAAAAACCTATGAACCTGGGTGTTCATCGTAGCCCCACCACGATTCATCCACGTAGAGCAACACATCATCTACGCTGTCATCTCCGCTTGCCAACGTTTCACATATTGCCATGGTGATAACCTGCTTTGTGATTTCTTCCTGTCGAGTTCCTTCAACGTGGTATCGAAGTCGAGGGGAGACCCTGCGGACCCATGAGCAACATACTGTGTGTTCATCGCCGGACGGTGCATCTGCACAACGTATGATAAAGCGTCCAAAACGTCATCGTGCTTTGCCAAGGGGAATAACCGATACTCATGGAGAAACTCTTTATGCTCCTTGCGTACAAATAAACTACCGTTGGCAAAGTAGGGTTGCAACGCGAGAATCCGCAACTGCTTTGTAGCGGCTCGACTTGCCTTCAACTCCACAATGGAGAAGTATTGGTTGCTACGTTTCATTTCTGCTTTGATTGGGAATAACAGGGCACGTTGGAAAGCGTTCGTTTCAATGCCAACCTTTATCGGGTGGTATGTCTCTACCACCCTGAACAACTCGTATATGAACTCATCCACCCCAATCCTGTCACATACTATGTCAGCAACAAAAATGTTCCCCGTTACGTCCACGCCTATTGTGACGATTGCGGTATAATCGCTGTCCTTTGCCACCCCGCCCCCTGCCTTAAACACGGACGCAGCAGGGTCACACGCTACATAAAACGCGAGGGGTTGAGTCGGCAAGAACTCGTAATACCGCAACCAACCTTCTTCAAATTTACGGGCGGTATCCTGTGTGGGATCGTTGAGGTACTGGCAGGAATAACGATATGGTCCCATAACTGTGAGCAAACGCTCCAGTTCCTGTAACGTGAACTCCTCGGGAAATATTGGGACTCCATTCTCTGTTGCTGATCGCACATATCGCACACGGTCATGTTCAGTCTCCATAACATGAGAGAGAAGATCATAGTGTGCCCAACGTGTCCCAATCAATACATCCAATCCCTTGCCGGGTGATACGAACAGTGACTCCTTGTACTGGTGCCAAGAAATCACTTTGTCCATTTGTTCCTTACTTATGAGATGATCTTCCGATACAAGGTCATCTTCAATGATGACATCATAGTGACGAGACACCGCGGTGCCCCCGGCCCCAATCGCTTCGTAAGTACCTTCAGGGAAATCCTTATCCCTGTTGATAACGGCGCAAGAGTCGTTCCATCGTGTTAACCCCGTATCCGGCAGGAGTTCAGGAAACAGCCACCGCAACATATCACATCTTTCCCACTTCGCCCGTATCAGCCCCAACATTTTCTGTGCGTTTGTAGTAGTTGAGGAAGCGAGTAAGATCCGTATGTTGGGATTATTGATTGACAACCACATGGGGTAGGATATTGTTGATATGGTCGTCTTGTAATGTCCACGTGGAAGAACGAGCATCTTGCGCCTATCAGGCAACTCAAGAAACTCTGTGACATCTTTATGTAGGGAAAGGGTTAACTTGTCAAACCCAAGTACCGCTTTAGAAAAGAAGTATAACGACGACTTCGCCATGTTCCGCATGTTAAGACGGAGAACCTCTCCCGCCTCCCCTTGGAACTGTGGCGATTGATAGATAGGAGTATCTTGTGTCGGCTCAGACACTAAGAAGCTTATCTCCTTCCTTTGGGTTCACCGCAAGTTCGCGCATCACATTCATGGCCAACGCCATCGCGTCATCCCCGATGTTGACCTGCACCCTGGTCCCCCGGTCACGTATGCCGACACCAGCGATTTCAAGAGACTTATCCACGATGTCCTTCGCGGCCAAGCGTCGAACCGCTTCTGAATCAGCGTTCTGCGAAAGCTGGATAATCTCATCGAGTGCCGCTGATGCGGCATACGTGATACGGTCCGACAACTGCTCCTGCAACTGTGCGCGGGACTTCTTCTGTTTCAACACCTCCACATCCCCAACCTGGGAATGGAACACCCGCGACACATATTCCGTAGGCCGCCCAAGACGTCTTCCTATCGCAGATAGAGACAACCCCTCAAAATACAATGCCACGATTAGCGGCGCCTCTGCCTCCCCACGTTTATCCGTGGCGAACGCCCCTGCATTTGTTGCTTCACGTGGCAACTGCCGCCAACCTCCTGTGGGAGAATACCCCTATCCTACGTTCATCCTATCACACAATATTGCGCGTTGTCAAGAGTTTATCTTCACACGAACTTCGGGTTGGGACAAAAAACTCACGTAAATGAAAGGCGGAGTATTTGTGTGTGTGTGTCGCCGATGGGGGGGTGTACGGGGGGTATACGTTGACACGTTGACACGTGGATATATAAGCGCATACGAATACGTGGACACGTGGACACGTGCGCATCGTGTCATTGTATCATTGTGGCATCATACATCGTGTCACTTTGACATATTGACAAACGAAAATTTGTATGTTACAATGTTTTTAACAATGAGGAAAAAGAAAAAACCTCATTGTCCAACGTGTCCATTGACGGAATCCACGTTGCGCTCTTTGATATTCCGATTGTAGAATGCGCAAGGCGCTCAGGTCATAGGAGAATAAACATGAGCGTGAACATCAGTGACCTGAAGGACAAGGTTATCGACGGAGCTTCGCCGGAAGACCTTACGGCCGACGAGCTGGCGGAATGTGTGGATTTCTGTTGCAAAACGTGGGCCGCCTGGCGGAAGTCGAACGCCGCCGCGGAAATGAAGCGCAAAGCGGTCGCCGCCGCGATCAAGGATCCCGCGATCAAGGCGTTGCTCGCCGCCAAGGGAATCACCCTGTAACTTCGTCAACCTGGGACGATAATGTAATATAGACAACTTGAGCGCCTTGTGGATTCTACAATCCAATGCGGAGATCGGTAACCTACATACACACGCAGACCATCGCGTGTGTATTTTTTTATCCTCAGGTAACCAGTGACCACACGACTTAATAGTTAAGGAAATATTGCCTTAACAGGGCAGAACTGGGAAAGAACTGTCCAGAACTGTGACGTTTTCCTTAATAAAATC